TATGGGTAGATTACCTAGCGGTAGTAGTGGTAGCACTGGCATACCAAAGACTAACCGTGACCTAATGAGAAATAACAAAGCTGGCGGTATTATTCGTTCTTCCGCCTCTAAACGTGCAGACGGAATTGCAATTCGTGGAAAGACAAAGGCTTAATTATGATGGGTCTTATTGAACAATTAATGAAGCAAATACCTAAAGAAGATTTAAAGTCTGGCGGTAAATATAGAGACTATTCCGATGTGCAAAATAAAGCTAGAGGCATGAAAGCAGGCGGTACAGCCTCAGCCCGTGCTGACGGTTGTGCTATTAAAGGCAAGACTAAAGGCAAAATGGTATGAGATCAAGTCGTGGCATGGGCGCCATTAATCCTTCTAAGATGCCTAAAACAAAAAAGATTACCCGTAAGGATAATCCCGATGTTGTTGATATGTATGCCGAAGGCGGTAAGACTTCTAGCGTTAATAAGGCTGGTAACTATACGAAGCCTGGTATGCGCAAGTCTTTATTTAATAGTATTAAAGCGTCTGCCACGCATGGTACGGGAGCGGGTCAATGGTCGGCTAGGAAAGCACAACTCTTAGCTAAAAAATACAAAGAAAAAGGTGGAGGTTATCGTGGCTAAAAAGTTTCCTGACGTAAGCGGTGATGGCGAAGTAACGCAAAAAGATGTCCTTATGGCTAAAGGAGTAATACCTAAAGGTGATGGTATGAAAAAGGGCGGTAAGGTTAATTGGATTCAAGACGCAATTAAAAAACCTGGTGCCCTAAAAGCATCTATGGGCGTTAAAAAAGGCGAGAAGATTCCCGCTAAGAAGCTTGCTGTAGCGGCTAAAAAGCCAGGTAAGATGGGGCAACGTGCAAGATTAGCGCAGACTTTGTCTAAGTTTAAAAAATGAAATGGTCAGACAAGCGCAAAAAGTCAATCAACTGCGACAGCCCGAAGGGGTTCTCGGAGAAGGCTCATTGCGCCAGCAAAAAGAAGATGGCAGGGGGTGGTTTAGCAAAATCCCAGCAATCTTTAAAATCTTGGGGCGACCAAGAGTGGACAACCAAGTCAGGGAAGAAGTCGTCCGAGACGGGGGAGCGATATCTACCCAAGAAAGCAATACAAGCGTTAAGCCCAAGCGAGTACGCAGCAACAACACGAGCAAAACGAGCAGGGAAAGCACAGGGAAAGCAGTTCGTGCCCCAGCCACCAAAAGTAAAAGCAAAAGTAAAACCGTATAGGAAGATATGACTACTACAGGTATAACCACATTTAACTTGGACATGAATGACCTTGTTGAAGAGGCGTACGAGCGTTGTGGTTTAGAGCTTCGTTCTGGTTATGACTTTAGGACTGCACGGCGGTCTTTAAACCTATTGACAATCGAGTGGGCTAACCGAGGTATTAACCTTTGGACACTTGAGCAGGGTCAGATTCTAATGAACACGGGGCAGGCTATTTACCCTATTCCCGTAGATACGATTGACCTTTTAGATACTGTTGTTAGGACTAATAACGGGCAAGCTAATAATCAGATTGACATTAATATTAGTCGTATTAGTGAGTCTACTTACATTACTATCCCTAATAAAAATGCTAACGGACGACCTATCCAAGTATGGGTTAACCGTCAATCAGGAAATGTAGCTACCATTCCACAGACTACTGTAGCCGCTGGAAACCCTATTACTACTACCGATCAGACAACCATTACTCTTACTTCAGTAACTGGTTTACCTACCCAGGGCTTTGTCAATATCGGTAATGAAACTATTGGCTATCAGAATATTGTAGGCAACCAGATTATCAATGCTTGGCGTGGTCAAAACGGTACTACCGCTACGACTCACTTAGCTGGCGCAGATGTTTATGTAAATAATTTACCGTGTATTAACGTTTGGCCCACCCCTAACCCACCTGGAACCCAGTATACGTTTGTGTACTACAGAATGCGTCGAATTCAAGATGCTGGATCAGGCGTAAGAACTGAAGATATTCCGTTTCGTTTTATACCCTGTATGGCTGCTGGGCTTGCTTATTATTTAAGCAACAAAATGCCTGAAGTGGATATGAATAGAATAGTTATGTTAAAAGCTGATTATGATTCGCAATGGGACTTTGCTTCTTCAGAAGATAGGGAAAAAGCCCCTGTTCGGTTTGTGCCACGCAATATGTTTTACTACAGATAAATGACATGCCAAGTAAATATGCTTCTGGAAAACATTCAATTGCGCAGTGCGATAGGTGCGACCAGCGGTACATGCTTAAAGAATTACAGATACAGATATTAAAGACAAAGCCGTATCAAGTTAAGGTTTGCCCGTCTTGTTGGGACCCAGATCAGCCTCAGTTGTCGTTAGGCTTGTATCCAGTAAATGATCCACAGGCGGTGCGGGAACCAAGACCAGACGTAAGTTATTTAGTATCAGGGCAAAGTGGTTTACAGATTAACCAGACGGGTATTGGTCCAAATGGGTTTGGTAGTCCAGAACTAGGTAGTAGGGTGTTTCAGTGGGGGTGGAATCCAGTCGGGGGCAGTAGGGGTCCTGATGCAGGTTTAACTCCAAATGACTTGGTACAACAAGTAATTCTTGGTACAGTAACGGTAACAACAACTTAAGGAGTTGAAAATGTACAAAAAAGGCGCAGATGGCGTTACTAAAACGGGTAAAACCGAAGGTAAAAATTTAGGTGACTCTGGTCCATCAGTAGGTATTGAGAAGGGACCAAAGGCTAGCACAAGTTCTTTAAACAAGAACATGAAGTCTATGGGCAAAAATTTGGCTCGTATTATGAACCAAAAGAAATCAGGAAGAGGTCGATAATGGCTAAGTTTTCTATGAAAAAAGGCGGTAAGGAAGTAGGACCTGCTGAGGTTTATGCTGCACCGCACACAATGGATGGTAAGAAAATAACTACAGTAAAGTCTGCTGTTACTAAACCAGGCAATGGTGTAGACCAGGTAAATATGTCTGTAGGCGGATATACCAAGAACAACGATCAACCAGTTAACAAACATGGTGAGATGAAGCAACGTGGATCAGGCGCAGCAACTAAAGGCTTTACTTCACGTGGACCAATGGCATAATGAACTTCCAGCAGCTATCTGAGGCTATTCAAAGCTATACGGAATCGACTGAGCAGTTATTTGTTCAGAACATACCGAACTTTGTACAACTTTGCGAAGAGCGTGTTTATAACGCTGTTCAGATACCTGCTATCCGTAAAAACGTCATTGGTAATTTTACAAGCGGAGATACGTATCTTGCCTTGCCTAGTGATTATTTAGCGTCTTTTTCCCTTGCTGTAATTGATGCAAGTGGTAATTACACATACTTAATTGATAAAGACGTTAACTTTATCCGTGAGGCATATCCTAACCCATCTACTGATACTGGCACCCCTAGGTATTACGCTCAGTTTTTACCCTATACCTACATTATTGGGCCTACCCCTAATGCTTCCTATCAGACTGAGTTGAACTATTATTATTACCCTCTTACGATTGTGCAAGGCGGTATATCTAATTTTGGCACTATTGTTGGGGGTTCTGGCTACACCAACGGTACATATGAAAATGTGCCTTTGACTGGTGGGGATGGCGCAAACGGTTCAGCCACAATTACTGTATCGGGTGGGTCTGTAACTGCAGTTACTTTAGTAAACCCAGGATATTTATATCTTGTTGGCAACTCTTTAAGCGCCGCTACCTCTACAATAGGAGGTACTGGAAGTGGATTCTCGGTACCTGTCAGTGTTATTCAAAACGCAGCTGGTACTTCTTGGCTGGGCGATAATTTTGAGAGTGTTTTGTTATATGGTTCATTGCGTGAAGCCGTTATCTTCCAAAAGGGAGAACAAGATATGGTGAACTATTATGAACAGAAGTACCAAGAATCTTTAGCTTTACTTGCTATGTTGGGTGAAGGTAAAGATAGAAGAAGTGCATACCGTGACGGGCAACTTAGGCTGCCTGTACCTGGGCCAACAAATTAATTTTTTAGGAGCAAGAAATGCCAATTACCCAAGCAATGGCTACATCGTTTAAGGTTCAACTCTTAAATGGTACGCAAAACTTTTCAGCAAACACGTTTAAATTAGCCCTGTATACCAGCTCGGCTACTATTAACGAGAACACAACCGTTTATTCAACAACCAATGAAGTAGCATCTACTGGCAATTACTCTGCTGGCGGTAATACTTTAGCGGTTAGCGTAACCCCAACAAATACTGGAAACGTAGCTTTTATCTCGTTTGCTAATACTTCTTGGGCAAATGCAACTATTACTGCAGCTGGGGCTTTAATTTATAACGCAAATGCATCAAACGCAGCTGTATGCGTGTTGTCTTTTGGTGGTGATAAAACATCCACTAACGGCACATTTGCAGTGAACTTCCCAACTGCTGACGCAAGTAACGCAATTATTCGTTTGACCGCTTCGTAATTAGGGAGGCCGTATGGCTTTGGTCTTAAAAGATAGAGTTAAGGAAACTAGCTCTAGCTCTGGTACAGGCAGTATTACGCTTGGTGGCGCATTTCCTGGCTATCAAACGTTTAATGCCGCCATAGCTACTGGTTCTACCGTTTATTACACCATCCATAATTTAACCGCTGGGGTTGATAACGAGTGGGAGGTGGGTCTTGGTACGTTTACGTCTCCAGCTACATTAGCTAGGACTACGGTTCTTTCTTCGTCTAATTCAGGATCATTGGTCCCATTTACTGCAGGTGCAAGTGGTCTTGAAGTATTTATTACTCAACCAGCTGAAGAAGCAGTCTATCTAAATCAGGCTACAGGCAAAGTTGAAATTGGCGGTAATGGCACAAATACCGTGTCGTTTACCAATATCAATGCTTCTAACGTAGTCATGGTGTCTGGAACAATCAGCACCAATGCTGCCAATGCCACGGATATTACCAATAAGACCTATGTTGACGGGCTTTTCTCAACAGGCATCACATACCACGACCCTGTTCTTGTTGAGTCCCCAACGGCTTTAATTGCCACGTATAACCAACCAGGTGGCGCAGGTAACGGCGTAGGCGCTACGCTGACCAATAGTGGTTCAAACGTAGCCTTAAGTATTGATGGTGTGTCATTATCTAACACAGCTCGCGTTTTGGTTTATACCCAGTCTAATGCCGCCCATAATGGTGTTTATACGGTTACTAATGCGGGTGCGCCCGATGCTCCTGGTCCTGGGGCTGCCTGGGTACTTACTCGTGCTACTGATGCTGATACCTTTGGACTTGCTAACCCTAATCAGTTGGGCCAAGGCGACGCATTTTTCGTACAGTCTGGTAATACAGGCGCTGGTGAAACTTATATTCTCAATACCGTAGGCACAATCACGTTTGGCACTACAAATATTACATTTGCTCAAATTAGTTCTGCTCAGATTTATGCAGCGGGTACAGGATTAAACCTATCAAACCTAACATTTAGCGTTGCTAATACAGCAGTTACTGCAGCTCAATACGGTAACGATGGGGCTGTTGGACAATTTACAGTCAATGCCCAAGGTCAGCTAACCAACGCTGCTAACGTATCAATCAACGCTTCTAGTATCTCTGTAGGTACTTTAGCCAACGGTAGAACAACCGCCGCTTCCGCTAACGGAGCAAGCACAATTGTATTGCGTGATTCTAATGGTGACTTTGCGGCTAATACAATTGCAGCTACAACGGTTAATGCAACTTCTGGCAACTTTACCAACATTACTGGTAATGCTGTATCTTTAACAGCTATCAATGCCTCCAACATAACTTCAGGCACCTTAGATAACGCCCGTACTACAGGCAGTACGTCTAACAGTGCGAGCACAATAGTTCTTCGGGATGCTTCTGGTAACTTTGGCTCTAATGTAATTAGTGCTTCTTCGTTTAGCGGTGACGGTACAGCTATTACAGCAATCAATGCTTCTAACATTTCATCGGGCACAATCTCAAACGCTCATACTACAGCTGCTTCTGCTAACGGGGCTTCTACTATTGTTTTGCGTGATTCAGCTGGTGACTTTAGTGCTGGAATAATTACCGCTAACGGTTCTGCTTTATCAGCTATTAATGCGTCTAATGTTTCTAGTGGGACTATT